CCAGCTATCGGTACTCCACCAAATATTGTCAACGTACCTATCTATGGTTCCAAGACTTCTCGTCAGATCCAAGGTCAGTCCGATGCTCCTTCTATGGAACTGACTTTGAACTTTGTTGCTGCAGATTGGGATCGTTCTGGTACATTGGGTAAAATGGTTGGTGATGGTAAACAGTATGTCTTCCGTTTCGCACTGATGAACTCTGAACCAGCTGGCACAGGTAATGGTAAATATGCTTCTACTCCTGCTGGTATTGGTACCGTTCAGAACTCTGTATGGTACTTTATTGGTAAAGTTGAAGCATTGCAAGTTACCCCTCAGCTGACAGATGCCAACCAAGCTACTCTGACATTGGCTATTCAGTCTGATATGTATGGTGCATATACTGTAGCAAACGCTTAAATTAGGGAGTAGTAATGCCTGAAGAACGTCCCTTTACACGAGAATATGTGATTTATGTTACGAATAGGCATATGATCTCTCAAATTGACCGCAGTATTCGTAAGACAACTGCACGTGTCTCGGAATTTGCAAATAATCTCGAAAAATCTCAGGAAATATTAGAAACCCTGAGTATATTACATGGAATGAAACGAGTTCTTGTGGATAACTCGAAAAATTTAAGGAAATCGAAATGAATCTTGCTGATATTTTTACAAAACCTCAGACAAAGAAATTCAAAATTAATGGTGATGAAATTGTAATTCGTAAACTTACACTTTCTGAAGTTGAAGAGCTGCAGGCATTACATCGGGAAATTAATACAGTTGATTCCGATGGTAATGCTAATCCTGACCCTAAACGTCAGTATGATGTTGTTATTAAGACATTGAAACAAGGTGTTGAAGGGTTTGATCAGCTTGATGACGATACAATTGCTAAGATTCCTATGGATCTTTTGAATAAAGTTGTTGATGAAGTTTTGAAGTTCTCAGGTATGGGTGCAAAGTAATATTCGAAGATAGGGACTTGCCTGTCTTCGAGTTAGCTTTTCATTTAGGGAAGACTGTTAGAGAGTTAACAACATCTATGAGTTATGAAGAATTTCTTATGTGGATGGAATTCTTTAAGCGTAGACCTATTGGTTGGCGTGAGGATGATCGTTGTATGAAATATCTTCAAACTCAAGGTGTAAAGGCTAAACCTTGGCAGATCTTCCCCTCTTTAAAAACAATATATAATCCTCCTAAGAGGGAAGGTTTTGATGTGCAAGGTTTTGCAGGTTCAGCTTTCTTCCAAAAGATTATGTCTGCTAAAGGAGGAGATAATCTTGACTTCAAGTTTGAAAATTAGTGGTGTTGAAGAGATGATGAGACAAATACAGCTTCAATACTCTAATGAAATTTCTATTAAAAGAAATAAAGTTAAAGCTCAACTTGTTGAAGCTTTACGTGAAGCTACACCTATAGATACAGGTGCTGCAAGGGCGTCTTGGGAAGCTAGAGAAAACAGTATTCATACTGATTGTGAGTACATGGATCGTCTTAATGCTGGCTCATCTAGACAAGCCCCAGCTCATTTTATTGAGCGAACTATTTTGAGTAATCCTGATGTGATTGTCAGAGGCTCAATAATAGAGGTTAGTAAATGAATATGAATGCCCTCTGAGTTCTTTATAGCTCAGGGGGCTTTTTATTGAAAGGAAAGTAGATATGTCTATTGACATAGCCTTTACTTCCAATGCTGAAGAGACCTCACGAGGTCTCAAAAAGGTCAGTGAAACACTTGGTGATATTAAGCAAGTAGCTGTAAACTCTGCTGAGGCTGTTGCTAGATTTACAAAGACTCTTTCTGGCCTGGGAATGGCTATTGGAGGCACTTTTATCTCTGGCTCGATTAAACATGCAATTGATAATGTTACCAATCTTGAAAACCGTTTAGCATTAGTCACTGGCCGTACGAAAGAGTTAAATAAACAATTTAAAGAACTCTCTAAAATATCTAATGAAACTTATGCTTCAATGCAAAATACAGCTGATCTCTTTAGTTCAGTTGGTAGGTCATTGAAAGCAATGGGCGCAACGACTAAAGATATTAATAAGATGGTTAAGGCCTGGCAACAGACCTTGGTCATCTCAGGTTCTTCAGCACAATCAGCGGCCGCTGCAACTATACAGTTATCACAAGCACTTGGTTCGGGTGTGTTACGTGGTGATGAACTTAACTCTATTCTCGAACAAAATGCTGCAGCAGCTCAATTTTTAGCTAAATCCCTTAAAGTATCAGTCGGTCAACTTAGGGCTATGGGTGCTGAAGGGAAGATTACTTCAGCAGCTGTGTTTAAAGCTTTTAAAGATCAGGCTGCCGATATTAATTCACAGTTTAAACAAATGTCAATGACAATTGATCAGGCATTTACTGTGATGAATAACGCTAAGATGGGGCTTGTTAAAGGCTTTAATGAAGTCTTTGGCATAAGTAATAAAGTCGCCTCAGTAATTGGGAAGGTTGGTAAATCTTTAGCGAATTTTTCGGACAACTTTCATATATATGTTGAACAAGCCGCTAAATTTCTTTATGAATTTAGACTTAAATTTTTAGAATTATTTCAATTATTTGAGAATGCGGATTTCAGCTGGTTAAAAACAGTAGCTACTTATGTTAAAGATGCTGCCAAGGAAATTGTAAAAGCCGGTATTGAGATAATGGGTGTATTCCATGAAATCGGTCGTGCAATTTGGAGAGCACTCCCTTCTATAAATTTAGCATTACCCTTTAAAGCATGGGCACGTGAAGCGGTTCGTTATGTAGATACTGAACTTCTTGGTGGAATGATATCAGCTTTTCGTAAGTTAAGTGCTGATATTATTCCTAATTTCTTCATGCCTCTTAGAAAAGGTGTGCATGATCTTAGAAAATTAGGTCCTAAGTATTGGGCTGCATCTGGCTGGGATGCACTTACTTTAGCTAATATATTCTCGATTAAAAATATTAAAGCTTATGCTGAACAACTCGGTAATGTACGTAAGGGTTTTCGCAGTATAAATAATACACGTACAGTTATTGGCGAATTTGTAACAGATTTTAATAGAGTTGAAGTACAGATTAAAAAGGTCTTAGTCGGTCTTGGTTTAATGGATCGTGAGCTCTTCGTTATGGGCCGTGGTAATCGTACCTACTTGTCAAGAATGTTTTCTCAAGTATTTCAGGGGATTACTGGTTACTTGCCAAAGATTCGCGATATAATTTTAGATCAACTCGGTTATATGTCAACCCAGTTGTATATAGCAGCAGATAGACTTACTGGTGGGTTAGTAAGTAAAGTAGCTGTAATGATACGAGCTACTTTTGGCGCTATTGCAGATTTCTTTCCTAAAGATGAGTTCAACAGAGGTTTTATTCAACGTGCGAAAGATGCAATTGCTGAATTCGTTGAAAAACTTAAAGCTGACTTTAATAAAGCAAAAACAGCGATAAATGTTTTCAAATCTGTTTGGAAAGTTGCTGCTTTTACAGATGACCTTTTTGGATCTTCTTTTAGAGTAGATGCTTTTAGGAATTTAATCGAAAAGGGGCTGAATGGCGCTTTAGCTGAAATAAAGAATTTTGGTAGTAGCCTTTATACATTCTTTGATAAAATTACTGGTGGTTTACTCGGCAGAATTAATTTCTTGGTACAACGTGCATATCGCTATTTAGATCGACTCTCAGGGTTTAGAATCAGTGGTGCATTGTTTAAGCTGGATACTCTCTTCGAAAATATGAAGAAGGGTATTGTTAACAGTCTCACGTCAACCTTTAGATATGTAAATACTTATTATCAGCGGCTCCGTACAATTTTTAGTCGTTTTAATAAGATATATAAATTAGAGCCCGGCTTTGTTAAACATTTCTTCTCTGAAAAGTATTTAAGAAATCAGCTTCATGGTGTATTTAAAGATATTGGTACTGATCTTAAAGAAGGTTTTAGACGTATCCTCTCATGGATATTAGATTTTTCTGGAAGATTCAAACAATATCTTGTAAATACTTTTCGTATTAATATTAATGTTCGTTCCGTATTTGGTACATTACGTGATAAGCTTATAGCTGGTTTAGAGTATATATTACCAGAAGGGTATTTTAATAAACTTAAAGATGCTTTTAAATTAATGATCGAGCCTCTTAAAAGCTTATTAGCTTCTGATAAGTACTCCAAAATTCCAAGTATCTTTAAGGCTATTGGTAAATCATTGTTAGATGCTTTTAATCCTAGGAGTAAAGGCTTTCTAGATTTCTCAACCTTTAAGGGCTTACTTAAAGAAAATTTTGCAGTTATTAAGGCTTTTGCTAAAGACGCTTTTAAAGTTTTATGGGAAGGCGCTTTAAAAGTTGATTGGATGGGTATTTTACAACCTATTATAAATCCGATAGGTACAATTCTATGGACACTGATGCTTAGAATGCTTCGAGGTCCATTTGAAAGAATTAAACAATACATTAATGAAAAGATTCAAGCCTTTAAATCATG